GCCGATGTGAATTTCGCCACCTTCGCCTTGCGCGATTTGCTCGGCAACAGCGCCGCTGTTGATCTCGATCTTGAGTTGGAACTCACAGAGAGCGGAACTCGCTCGACTGTGATCCTGCAGGCTTGCTCGGTGGCGGAAGAGTTGATTGATGCGGATTCGTTTTCGCCCGTGCCGCAGTTTAATCTCCCAATCAATACGGTAATCACAAACTATACGCTTCAATCTTCGGATTCTGGATCATTGATTTATATTTCATCAATTACCAATATTGAGATTAATGTTCCAAGCAACTCATCTGCCCCATTTCAGCAAGGTGCGCAAATTTTATTTTATCAAGCATTAACTGGAAATGTTGAAATCGCTGCGGCATCAGGTGTGACAATTAATGCGCCAGCAAATGCAAATGCTATTGCTGGACAATATAGCGTTGCCGCATTGATTAAAATTGCAACAAATGAATGGGTTCTTGCTGGTGATATTTATACATTATAATGATACTTGCTTTTCCGTTTTTAACTTCTGCGATTGATCCAGACGCTAGGAATTTCATAAACAATACAGGAGCCACCGACCGCGCGGCGATCAATTATTTCGTCAAAGGCATCAAACGGCTCGGCCTTTGGGACGATATGGCCTGCTGGCCGCTTCGCTCGGCTCAGAACGCCGGCACGGGATCGACGGCCTACTCGCTCGGAGGGCTTGGAACTTACAACGGAACGCTGGTGAATGGGCCGACTTGGGGTTCGGATGGGATTACTTTTGCAACCAATGCCACTACTGGAAGAAATAGCCTTATTTTAGTTGATTGGACTGGAGGATACGATATAAGGTCTGACTCAACAGTTTTTGTTGTTAGCAATATCGGCGAAGTTACTGGCGCTGGAAGTAATTTTGATCAATGGCCTTTTGGCAGCGGAGCAACAGCAAATGGGCGATATGGTGGTGTCAATACTAGAAATGACAATACCGCTGGGGGCGCGAATATTTTTGGGCCGACAAATATTGGAAATGCCAACTATGCCTCGCTATTTCCTCAAACGATTTCCGCAAATTGGCGCACTTGGGCGACACAGCGTGAAAACAATTTGGTAGGAAACGCCAATGCGCAAGGCAATAAATTATGGCGAGATGCCACTCAAATAGCCAATGGCAGCAATGCCGCGCAAGTTGGGTATGAATCAATACCAAACGCATCTGAAGTGCTGAATATTGGAAATGCTCGCGGAAATACATCTGTTGCTATCGTAGGGGAAATTTCATTTGCCGCTGTTTTTTCGGACTGGACTGCAAACATTTCGGAGGTTCGTTCACTCTATAAATCCACACTAGGCCAAGGACTCGGACTGCCATGACACAGCACCCACCAATGACACGCTACCGGGCGACAGAACTCCACGACAATGATCTGCCGTGGTTTTGTTGGGATCAGACTGCGACCAACAAAACACGCCCGATGAAGTGGGGCATTACGCTTGTGCCGACACCCGACGATGTTGACGAACCCACCTTCTGGGAGTGGAGCGCAATGCTGCCGCAGGGAACGCCACTCCCGCCGTGGATTGAAATTGTTGAACCATGAATGAACACCCTTTCCTAATCGCCACCGCAGGAACAACGGCATCCGGCGTCTCGCTTTTCATCTCCCTTCTTCCCCATCTCACAGCAGGCGTGCAATTCGCGACCGCTTGCTTTGGGTTAATCGCCGCCATTTGCACGGCGGTCTATATGTCGCGAAAACTGAAAGGACAAAAGAATGAAAGCATTGATTGATACAGCACTCAACTATCTCGGGCAGAGTTCGACTTGGCGCGGGATAATCTTAATTGCAGGGAGCTTCGGGATCGTTCTCGAACCCCAACTTGCCAACCAGATCGTGGCAACCGCTATCGGCGCTGTGGGATTAATAAATCTCCTACGCAATAGCGGCAAAAAGAAATGATCCCGCCAAGCAACTTGGCCACGGTGCTTGCTGTCGCCTTCTTGATGACGGCTTGCCTGTTGGCTCTGTGTGGCTGCGAGACGCTGCGATTCGGGGTCTCTACAGACTACGGAACCTTCAGCTACGAACTGCCGAAACCACGATCGACAAAATGACCGCGCAGCATTTGCGCTTCCAGAAATTTCTTGACCGAAACAAGATCGTTTATTTTTCAGCGAGAGAGGTTCTGTATCTCGGCGCGATGAATGCCTATTTGCGATGCAATGCAATCCCAGAGGAATCACTGTGGCCGAATATCATTCCCGCGCTGCGAGCCGCTGACGAGATTCGCGCCAGAGTGGGCGTGCCGCTGAAAATCCTTTCGGCATATAGGAATGAAAACTACAACCGCGCCATTGGTGGCGCGAAGGGTTCGTTCCACACTCAATTCCGCGCGCTTGACCTGACGGCCCGCATAGCGATCCCTGATCTGCATCGCGCCGCCATTGCCGTGCGCGAGGCCAAGATTTTTGATGGTGGCGTTGGGCGATACCCCGGATTCATTCACATGGACAATGGCCCGCACAGGAACTGGAATGGCTAAATCAGCACCAAAAGACCGCAAGGATGTCTTGGAGGATGTGAGAAAAATCCTTGCCGAGAACTTTGACTGCGGCCTTGTCATTGTTTCTTGGGAATCACAGGGAGAGACTTTTCACATGGAAACCAAGTGGGGCAATGACTACGCCACGCGCACGCTTGCAAGGGATGCCGATGAAATCTTGTGGCCCTGCGAGGACGAGGATGAAGAGGACGAGGAGGAGGAGGAGGCGTGAGGGGATGGAAGCGCTGGATGGCCGTGTCGTGTAGCCACGGCGACTGCATCGACAATGAGGCCCGTGAGGCCGTTCTGACATTCCGCGACCGATTCAAGCCTGATACCATTTTGCACCTTGGGGATTTCATCGATGCCGCAGCCTGCCGCAGTGGGGCGATGAGTGATCCCAACGCAAAAGATCGGGCGGCAAGTGTGGCAGAAGACTTGGCCGCCGGCGTGGATTTCCTTCAAGAGTTAAAGCCAAATTTTATCCTTTATGGAAATCACGAAGCGCGGCTTTTCAAACTTGCTGGGGGGCCGAATGCGCTTGCATCGCACGCCGCCACGCTTGTCATTGACGAGATCGAAAAGACGGCCAAGAAGCTCAAGGCGCGACTCTATCCCTACCATATTCGCAGTTATGTCGAGCTTGGCGGAACGAAATTTTTGCACGGCTACATGTTCAATGTCCAAGCGATCCGCGACCATGCCGAAGCGTATGGCCGCTGCGTCATTGGCCACCTTCACCGAGTAGGGCAGGAGCGGGCGCGCACGCTTGACGGTGTGAGTGGATATTGCGCTGGGATGCTGGCGCGTTTCGACATGGAATACGCGGCAACGCGCCGTGCGACATTAGCCTGGAGCCAAGGATTTGCCTATGGGCATTACAAAAACGATCAGATGACAATAAACCTATGCGAAAGAACAAAAGAAAACCCGTGGATACTGCCGCTTTAACGGCAGCATGGAATGCGGCATTTGAGGTTGCGAAAATCGAGAGGCTTGAGGACTACGAGGCCGATGGCTGGATGTGGTCTGTATCGTTTGCCGAGAAGGCAGGCATCACGAGAACTTCCGCCCTGCACCGGCTCGAAAGGATGCACGCCGCTGGCAAATTGGAGCAAAAAAAGATTCGCGTGACCTATGGCGGCTATGCGCGAAACATCTCGATCTTTCGCCCAAAGCTCTAATGCCAGAGCGGCCCTACGAGTTTATTGAAACCGTCAAGAAAATAATTTTCATGGGGGCGAAGATTTTTGTTTACATCCGGGCGGGAATGTAGAGAATGCAAATCAAGCAAGCGGGGAACCGCGAGCGAAACCAGAAACAGAAACACTAAATAGAAACACAAAATGAAAATCGAAAACGCAATCAAAAAACTAACCAAAGCAGGATTCAAGGTTGCCTCTAATAGCAGCGTCTATTCCGCGAAAAAAGACGGCTGCAAATACCTTGTTGAATTTTACCGCAATGGCGGAACAGACGAAGCCACCTGTATTGGCTATCGCCGAGAGAATGATCATAGCGATTCAATGA